GGTCTTCCAGAAGTCCTCTTTTTGTTAATGGAGTGGCTGACTCTGACTTATATGCTTTAACGACTCTTGCTCATCCTATGATACCTTGGGATCTTATAACAGCTTACTTTGCTCGTATGGGCAAGGTGGAGTATACCTTACTTTTTGTTCCATCGAAAATTACAGATTGTAGAGTTAATTTGGATTTTATATTCAATTATGGAGGTGCAATACCATCATATACCACTCAAGCTCTAGCAAATAATTCAGTTCATATGGTTCTAGATGATCCAGATGAAAAAAGAATGCTCGATGTTCCTCAATTTTGGCCAACTAGTAATGTTTCTATAGATACAATAATAGTAGATGAGTTAGGTACTAATTATCGACTTCCAAATGCTAATGTCCCGGATACTACAATTACTGGTTATATTAGAACTCCGTATCATTATAATGGAATGCAAATGCCTTCTTTTAACGTTTTAGTTTATATTTTTCCAAAACCAAATTCACTTCAGTCTTTAGCAGCTAGAAATTATAATTCAAATGCTCTAGTAGATGCAGCTTCTTATCGCCCAGTTCCATACTTTTTACCAGTATAATGACAACCCCAATAGGTATACCACAGTCTTCACCCACGCTTGATATCAAATCCATTGAAACTAACTCAATCCCAGAAATAGCTTCAGTTTCTGAAGAAGATTTCAGAAAATATGTTCCTACAGGAATTACAATAACTATCAATACCCCATTTATTAAAAATAGTAGAGATGCCATTTTTGGTATAAATATAGATGGATTCATACCACAATATAATATGCAATCATACACTCAAGCTCTTAAGAATCATCTTCCAGTGCAGGTTTTTCCACATGCTCTTTCATTTTGCACAATCTCGCAGGAAATGTGTGGAATACCGGCTATGGTTAATTATCTTTCTCATCGTTTTGTATCAGGTAATGTAGGTTTAGGTCTTCGTATAACATCAAATACTTCCCAGCCAGGAAATATGCTTGTTTCACAAGCTTCCGGCTGTGCAAGGGAATATTACCCTGCTCTTAGAAGTTATACAGGTCTTCGTTTTATGAATATATCGCCTAGTTCGATAGATTTTGCGCAAAACTCGTTTGCAGTGGTTGACTTTTCTCTAATAAGAAACCTGAGTATTACCACCCTCAGACATGATCCACTGAAGAAACAAGACTTGGCGATGAAATTACTTAGGACTGCAACTTTCCTGACTCCCTCTGGTGAAAATCAGATACAGGATTATAACAACTTTGCTTCCCAATTTCTTGAGGACTGGCTTTTATTTACTCCTTTAACTTCCTTCCCAAATTCTATTGGTTCACAAATTCATATATCTGTCTTTTTTGATTTTTCTACTGTCCAATTTGAAACTCCTTTGTTACCTTTTGTTCCTTTTAATACACTGGATTCAGCTAAACAAATTCTTCTTTATTCAACAAGTTTTAATCTGCTCAATCCGGATAG